TTTTCAATTGAGTCTGTGGAGTCGATTGCGTTAGGATCAACGTAAATAATCGTGCCACGAGTTGATTTCAGAAAATTATCTAATCTGGAGAGACCCATCTTATTAGTTCTATAGTTTCCGTTATAGATTATTTATCACATGAAAAAGAGGAGACCCATAGGATCTCCTCTGCACGTTCCTTCACACGGAATCTATATTTTACCATACTTTTGTTCTTTCCACAAGGGTTCTAATCCCTTTTCGAAAACCATAAGATACCGATGTTTACGAGAGCGATCCCTCCACTCACCATCAGCACCTCGAATGCTACCTCTAGAATGTTTAGTTCCGTTAGCATAATAAAAATCTTTTTTGGGGTCTGTCAGGCCGTAATATTGAAAATTGCAAGCTCTGTATATAACTCCAGTGTGGTGATCAGCGTCAGCGTAACTAAGAATAGCACGAACTGTAGCATCTTTTCTAAACCTCCTAATGCAACGACTTAAAAACCAGGACGTAATGTTGTATTCTTCTTTTTGTATGTCAGGATGTATACAGAGCCTTGATAACTCGTATATTCCTTGTTGTTGATTTCTTTCTAATCCAAATGCTCCTACTGCTATTTCTGGAACTGGGAGACCAGTAAAAACGCAAGTACCAAGGCACCCGCCAATATTAAGAGGGCATTCGAATGTGGATCTAAAAAGTCCATAATTGAAACCAGATTTAAAATCTTTGGATTCATCTTTTAGATAATGATGAGTGTAAAGAAGATCTTTGATTTGTTCTTTACATACTTTATCTATATAAAAATCTGATTTCATCTAAGTATTTATGCTTATTTTCTAACAAAGCCCCCGATCTGATTCGAACAGACGACCAGCTGTTTACAAAACAGCTGCTCTACCACTGAGCTACAAGGGCAAATTAATCTTGTGGTAACATTTCTGGATTTTCCAGTTCGAGCTCGAACAACATTGGATGGCATTGTTCATCAATCAAATAGAATGATGTTTGATACAAATCTTTTGGTTCGTAACGTCTTTCTTTGTCAGCCACATTGATTAGCTCCAGATCAAATATAGATTCATCTGGAAGTTCATCAAAAGTAAATGGAATACCCTCTATAAAATACATCAGAACTATTCTTGATCCTTCATCATACCAAACGTATCTGGCATCAATTCTGTATTTCATAGGATTGTTTCCTACTTTTGTATATTTAGGGGATGCCCCCATACCCGTGGACAGATTCGAACTGTCGCTTGAACGATTTTAAGTCGTTTGCCTCTTCCGCTGGGCTACACGGGCAGGCCTTATAGAGGACTTGCATACGAAAGGACATCTTCACCGACAGTATCACGAACATAGTTGAGAACATTCATGAACTCATCTACAGTATCGCACTTAACTTCTTTTTCAGAACCTTCAGTCGAATACAGATACACTGTACGCTTCACAGGATCCACAACGCAACGTGACAGAAACTCGTTTTTCATTTGGAACCGATTGATTACTTGGCTATTATAGGACGGGCTCTAAGACCTGTCAAGTCATTTGTTGATGGAATATTGGGAATTGTCACCAGGATACTGGTCACCCTCATATTCTACAATCAGTTTCTCACCATCAACTCTCTCACCATAAACTACATAATGACAATGTATGGGCCCACCTTCTCTATTTTTGACGATGATGTTTTTACCCCAAGAAATTTTTTCAACATACAATTCCTGATAAGAACCAATTGGAGTTAAATTGATTGTAATTGTCTCTGGATCTACCAATGCAAACCAATAGTCTGGAAGATGAATGACATTCGTATCTTTCATTCTCCCACGATAATATACAGCAGACTCTGGGCCTTCTAAACAAATGTGACGTAATCTCCATCCTTTTTTAGTTGGGTGCTGAATATCAAATGCTTTTCTGGATGTAAGTGTAATGCCAGATGCAGACACTTCTGTTGCAGTGACCGTAGATGCATTCACAGTGCCCAATGTGCATGTTGGACTTCCAGTGATTGCAGTATTAACTTGGATCGTATTAATCTGAGCACCACCATGAACATAGCGTGGACATGCATCTGCAGGATAATCAGTATCACCTGTCGTGCTTTTTGCAATAAAATCCAATGCATCATCTTGAGTACCAGATGTAGATCCTCCGCAACTCTTATTGCCAATTTGTCTTGTTACTAACTCTTCCATCAGTTTTTCTCCTTAACATCGTAATGATAACCAGAAATTGAATACTGACCATTATCGCCAGGATAATCTGCTGGTGTTTGGCCTTGATACTCTGAGATCAATGCTTCACCATCTTTTCGTTCTGCAAAGATGTGATAGAAGCAGTCGATAGGCATACTATAGTTTGACTGTAAATGAATTGCATCGTCATTAACTCTCTTTACAATGACATCTTGGTGTGAACCAATTGGTGTCAGTTGTACTGTGATTGTTCTAAAGTCTACAAAATCTTTCCAGTATTCTGGAAGTTTGATAGTGTTTTCGTTTGTAACTCGCCCACGAATATAAACATCATTGTATGGGGCTTCTGGGCAGGTGTGTCTCAGTCTCCATCCTTCTTTGGATGGGTGTGGAATATCAAAGTTCTTTTTGGCAGAAAGAATATGAGTTCCGCAGCGAGACATGACCTCTGCTTGAGCAATCAGATTGCCGCCAACATTTACATTGGCAGATGTATCGATCACACCTAAGAATGCAGATGATCCATCAACCGCAAGTGAGTATGGATTGTTCACACCAGTGCATAATGCACCAGGAACAATCGGTGGTGTAAGTAAATCTGAATTGGTTGCTGGGCCTACCATCAGACTTGCAGTTAAGACTGGTGGTGGTGTTCCAACAATCATTGGCCCTTCAATATAAGAAGAACCACGAATTTCTGTTGGCCCTCTTCCTAATACTTCTGGTTTTCCTTCACCAACAAAGAGTCGCTTTCCTACAGCGATATCATCAAATTGCATTATTAACCTCCGAAGGTATTATTTTCAGTTTCTGGTGTACTGGGGTATTTAGATTTCTTAATTTTGGATGCTCCGGTGGCACATGCAGATAGCCCACCGTAAATGTCTAGGATTGCATTTCCAACAACTTTACAAGTTCCTGATGAAAAAAACTTTGCAACCGAAGTTGCATTGACCTCGACATTTTTTGAAATGATTTCAACTTTCTCATTGGATTTGATAGTGATCACTCCATTCTTATTGTCTCCACCATTCGCAAGAAACTCTATATTTTCTGCTTGAAACTTGATTCTACCACGAGTTGCGCTAAAGATAATATCACCATTAACACACTCGACGTAAAATGCTGGTTTTCCATCTTCTGGATCGCTGGTTACATCATCTCCACATTTGATTTGATATGTTCCTGGGCAGCGATTAATTGTTCCACCCTTCCTGCCTTCATTACCTGTGGCATCCATCGACATATAATGTCTAGTATCAGATCCACTTCTAACCATGAAAGCTGAGATCTCATTGTCATTGTGAATGTGCCCAAACTTAAGTTCGCCATCTTTATTACCATATCTTATCGTATGGTAATTTTGTGCTTTTGCCATTAAACTTTACCTACACAATCGACAACATGAATGATTTGTTCTCCAACTGGAGAATTTGGAGATCCAGTAGTTTTGCCACCACCAGGAGTTGAAATAAGATCTTCTTCAGGAACATCTCCAATTCTATTTACGCAGAATACAGGAACTATCTCAGCATTATATCCTGTTTCTGTCTGAATGTAAATGTTTGGTCTTTCGGTGAAACCAATACCAGCAGATACAATCTTCACATCTTCTAATGATCCAAATGGGCCAAACATTGGTTCTAATATTGCACCATTGCTTGGAGAAACTATAATTTTATCTGCATCACTGTATGCAACACCAGGATTGACGATCTTCACATCACACATGTAAAGAATAACTGGATACTGAGCAGTTGTAGAACTTGGTTGTTGTGATGTTACAAATTCATTTCCAACTTGATTTCTGGTTGGAGGACACTGAGGAGCAGTAATTGATTGATCTTCAAGTGCAACATATGAAGGTTGCCCTGCAAGTTGAACTGTATCACCCTTAAAAATTTGCATGATTTCATCTGGATCATATGGTGTATCCCATTTACCATTTGCACGATGAATAATTGATTGACATCTATTAGCCCATACTCTTCCATCCCCACCAAGGTCTCCATCTGGAGATGAAAGATACCCAGTGCCAGATTGCTGAATTACAACTTGAGTAACACCATTTGTTGTTCCATTTGGATCTGATGCATAGGTGCCATTTGACTGTTGTGATACTGCACCGATTGCAACTGTTCCAACAGCACCAGATCCCTTTCCGCAAGCATCTTCAAATCGAACATATGGTGGACTTACATAATTATATCCTGTAGAAATAATATCAATACCTAAGATATCGCCTGCTGCACTGATAATTGCGTTCGCAGATGCTCCAGTGCCGCCGCCACCATAGAATACAACACTTGGAGGGCCACAAAGAATTGGGCCTAAGTTGCAACTATCTTGGAAAATATCGGAAAAATCTAAATCAAAATTAAAATTATCAGGATTGACTACTTGTTGTGCAGTTGAAGCAAACGTTTGAACAGTATTGAATAAACTGGTAAAATCTAAATTTAGATTGGGCCCTGCACCATCCCAGATACTCCATTCTTTTAAGTTGCCACAAGATGGTTTTTCTTCACAAGTAAAGAATCCAAGCAGTTGACTAATAAAACCTAAGATTTGTCCACCAATATCAAATGCACCACCAATCAATGCTTCAACCGCTCTCAGACTGTTATTAAGGATTGATGTAATCAACCCAACCAGTTTACCAAGCAATCCACCAATAAAATTATTAATCAGGCAGTCTGCAGTATTGATAACTTGATCTGCCATAGACAGCAGTGCCTTTCCAATCATCTTTAAAAGATTGGAAATGATCTTATTGAATAAGCAAGAAATTGTATCGTTAACTTGTTCAGCTGCTTTCTTTAAATTTGGTCTTTCATTTGGATACAAAAGATAATAAGTATCCTTCATTGTATTATTGATTTTTTCAGTTACAAATTTTCTTGTGCCATCAATAATTTTTTTAAAAAATCTACTAATGTCTGCTGATGCGGCATTAATCTTCATCTGAATATAATCAGATACGGACATCTGCTGTCCTTTGTAATTAATTGGTTTTAAAACAGTATTCTTCCAATCCTTAACTTGTTTTTTAGCACCCTCAATGTCTTTTATTAATTGTTTAATTTGTTTCTGCATTGCAGATAATTCTGCAGGATCGCACTTTGATTGAATTGCATTCTTTTGCTGGCCATCATCCTTTTGTTGTTGGTCTGCAATGTTATTCCTTGCTGTAGCCGATCCTGTGTTCGATTCCGAAGGGTTTTGGTTGGGAATAGCAGGACTTCCGCCAGGCGGCATTGAATAATAAGATACACCTTCTCCAACAAATCCACTATGGGGTTGAAATGGTTTGAGTGGAATTGTCTGTGATAATTGTGTCTGATCGTTATTTCCTAAACATCCAAGAATAATAGGATCTTCTCTATCAATTCCATCACGATAGAAACCGATAACATATGCACCTTTTCTTAAATTTGCTGTCTGGTAACTTGCTGCGTGGCCAGATCCTGCAGTGACTGGATAAATGCACTCTGCCACATCCAGACGAGAATTATCTACATCCCCAATATCTCTTCCGAAAATACGCACACGAAATCTAGAACCCCAACCAGGAATCTGCTGAGGATCATTCCATTTTTGTCTTAATTCGTTATCCTTCCAGGTCGAATCGTCAACAATTTGCCCAAACCAAAAATACATTGGTTGGAGGGCTGCGTTTTCTTGATTAAATAGAGTTCCTTGCATCAGTCATCATATACTCTACATTCGAGAGCATCGGGGTGAGTATCGCAGAATAATTCAAGTGAATTTGGATCATGATCCTCGTCAGGATGATTAACCTGATACTGTTCTAATGCATCAAGTTCAGTTTCAATATGACGACGACGTTGTGAACTAATTACGGGATTATCTAATTCGTCCCGATCATCATTGATATGTTGTTGAAGTGTTTTGCTCATGGTCTTAAATTAGAAAGGTTTTCTTCCTATAGATTCTCTTACCAAATTGAGTCTGGTAAAAGTTTTATTTGTTGTTATCAAATGAGATAAATCTACTATCATATATAGACCACCTTTTCTTTGGCTAACAGATTTTAAACTGTTGATTGTCATTTCTGGGAAATCGCAATATACAATATCTCCAGCTCTAAGTCCAAAGTCTCCAGCAATTGTCATTGACATTTTTTGAGTGAATAGTTGATTATATCTCATTGCCGATTGGCGAATAATCGCATCTATATCATAATCATTATCTTTTGATTTTTGCAATTGTTCTTGTAAATTGTTTCCAGGAGGCAAAACTCCTTTTTTATCATATCGAACAACAACCCGAGTAGATTTATTTTGTAAGTCTAAATCTTTTGCAATCGTTGGATGCTCTTTACCACCCATCTTGTCTTCATCTTCTTGATTGGTGTGTGATGTTTCGTTTCTTCTAGGTTTATTATCATAAAAATTTGTTGCTCTTAATTCTGTTCGGAATAAAGAACCAGTAACCAATGCTTTTTCAACATCAATTGAACTATCATAAGAATAGTTCAATATTTTAGCATCATAATTATCAGGAAGATCTGGAGTACGAGTATAAATTAATTTTCTTTTATATTTTTGGCCATTTTCATATTTTTGGTCAAATAATTTATCAATAGACTTAAACTTAAATCCATCTGCAGTTTCAAAGAACAAATATCCAGCACTTTTTCCAGTGGATCCTGTAGGAATTGATCTTTTCGCTAACCAAGCGCATTTGTAAAATGGTTTTTCTGATCTGCCAAGGAAACTAAAAAGATTTTCTGTCTCGTCGGTGTCAATAAATTTTGGAGTTTTCAGTGCATTTCTAAGTATAGAACTAACAGAGTCAGAAATCTTTCCATCATATCTTCTTGTAACTCTAGTTTCTACAAGTTCATTATCCAAACATTCTTTAGACCACAAATCAATCATATATGTTAATACGTTCTCTTGAACGGCATCACGAATTGCTTTAATTCTGAGTTGACTGTTTCCTGAAAATTCTAACTTTTGACCGTATCCGTCTTCCATTAGAAGAGTAACTTCTTCTCCACCCGTCAATTTGAGATCTCCCATTTCTAAGACAGAGGCACTCTCTCCCTCGAATCTTCCTCCAGCATCAACTAATATAGTACTTACCCGAATTGTATTATCCAGAATGCTTTCATAATATTGAAGTTGTACGCACCCTAAAGAAACATCAAGTTTCTTTCCTTGATTTGAAATAATTTCAAACTTGGATATATCGTATTCTTTTGCGGCAATATTGGGAGTTTGATATGTCATCCGATAAACGATGGTGTTGTACTATTTACTCCAGGAAAATCAATGTTTGATACGGAGGCTGGTGGAGGTGTCTCAGGCCCTTGAACTTCTTTTAATATAATACGATCTTTTAAAAAGATCGTATCCCCGCCACCTTCAGCATATGAAGGCATCATAGCAAGTTGTTGTGCAGCATCCATAATTTTTGGTCTTGATGATGCAACTTCTGCCGACGGCGGCGCCATTGATCCTGATGCACTTGCACCTAATTTTTTAGTTTTTGTTTGTAATGTTGGCCTACCAAGATATTCAAAGTGTACTGGATCATTTGGTATTGCCATATAATGCCACCCAAAAGATGGTCCATTTTTAACAAACCAATCATAACCAGCAGTTCCTGTTTGAATATCTAATGCTGTTCCTTCACCATGCCTAGATGTTCCTGGTGGTGCAACAACAGAATAAATTCCTTGAAGTGCTTTCTGGTGTTCAAGACTTCGATATGCACTCGTAATAAGAATTTGAATTCCTTCTTTTTGTGCCTGTGCTTTTGCTTCAAGGAAAGCTTTTGCTGCATCATGCTTCAAGTATGCTCCGTTACCATACCAGTCTTGATAATCAACTGTGCCATATAAAGTTCCAACTCTAGTTAATTGTGATGGTTTTAGTCTTCCATTTTCGCCAGTGAGTGGCGTAGATAAAGAAGTTACTGTTCCTGTAGTTGATGGCGATACCTCGGCAGGTTTTAATTTTCCTGCACGGAATGCTGCAATCTGAGCTCCTCTTGGTTCAAATCCAAAAACATGACCATGCCTTCTTTGTTCCGTATCATCTGCAAGATGATTGTTTGCATCCTCAAAGGCAACTGCTCTAAAACTATCTCTTGGACCAACAAAAGTCGCAGCAGATCTTTGACGATTCGGATCAAGTAAAGCTGCTGCTACCTGTTCTAACTGACTTTGATTTCTTCCTCTTCCATATCTTTTTATAAAATCAACCGCAGATTCTTTATCTTTAATTGAATTCCAAGCATCAATTGTGCCATAGTCACGTACTGGTTGAAACTGTCCTCCATTTCCTTCCATAATGACTGCTCGGATACTGTTGGGCCATGAAGGAGAAGCAACTCTATTGTAGATAGCTTGAGCAACATCTGCAGCCCCTTGTGGATCTGAATTTTCTAATAATGCTCCCACAGCAAGCAACCAAAAATCTGGACTGCTACTATCTACTTTTACAGCACCCGCTCCTGGAGGAAGTTCTTTTTCAACAGGTTTTGTTCTTAAAATTTCAGAAAATATTTTATCAAGTCTACTTTCAATACTATACTCAAATAAACTTGCTAAAGAAGATGCGACTTCTTCAAAACCTGTCATCCGTTTGGCAATTTCTCTAGTAACTGTGCCGCCCGTTGCCATTGTTGCGATAGCAGTTATAAGATTGTTTACCGATCCAGTTGACTGAGATTCTATACCTGGGCCCATTAAAGATGCTAAAGACTCTCCAAAAGACTGATAGACTCTCTTATCTGGCCTTTGACCCATCGCAATGTCAACTGCGGCACCCATCAATGGTCCAATAAGAGGAACTTGCCCTAAAGTTTTTGAAGTGAATAATAGCGTTTGTAATGGTCCAGGTGATTTTGGATCTGGAGAAGATGGAAAAATCTTTTCAATGTTATCTCTTCCGCCAATATCCCTTCCAGGATCACTAATTTGGCGATAAACGATTGGAGTTTTTTTAGTTTCTACTTTTTGTATTTTTCTGGTAACTGACCCGCCAACAGGTCTACTCTCTCTAGTAACATTACCACCAGGAGCCATTTTTTTAACATACCCGCCAGCACTTTTCTGTGGAATTGGTGGTTTTTCTTTATCTGGTTTGTATAGTCCAAGAGTCATGATCGAATTGATCATGTCTTTAAAACCATTTGTAAAATCATCAAATGTTTTTTGAGCGTCTTTACCGCCAAGTTCTTCTACTTTTTGACGAAGATCATTTTTAAATTTATATCCACCTTCGATCATACCTGCGGCGAAGTTAACAGTCCCTATCAAAATATTACTAAAAGTATTCATTGCTGCAGGAATTATATTTGCAATTCCCTGTAATGCAGGCAAATTCTTTGAATAATTTGAAAGAATATAACCTAAAAATGTATATCCAAGAAAATTTTGAATTGTATCAAGAAACCCAGTTTTTGGTAGACCAGGAAGATTTAATTTAGATGCTTCTTGTGGTTGCTTTTGTTCCAATCTACCTTCTTTTTTTTCTCTCTCTTCGTTTTCTTTTCTGGTTTTCTTTTGCTTTCTTGTTTTTTCCTTTACCTTTTTAGTAGTATTAACAACTTTATCGACGTTAATTAATTTCTTTTTGATTTTTAAATTTAGAATATCATCAATCTTTTTATCATAAGCAGCAGCCATTCTTTCGCCTGCGGAAAGTTTTGCTGGTGGTAATAATTTTTGTGGATTGATTGCCATGATTTTATGGTACTATTCCGTAGATTTGAGCATTTTCCATTCGTCTATTGCCAGGAGCAACTGCAGAGAATGAGGGGACTTCAGATCCTCCTGTTCTTTGAGGAGTGGTAGAAGGTACTTGTTCTATTGATGGTGGAAGAGTGATCATATTTACTTTCTTTCTTGGCACTGGTGATAATGAAGGAGTGGGTGGTGTCGAACGATTTAATTTTGCGTAACGTTCAGGAGCAACCATCATATCTTCAACAGTTCCATATCCATATTGCTGCATTCTTACGGTGGTATTTCTTTGCTGCATCATATTATGAAGTTGCATACCTAATTGTAATGACATTGCCGAATTTGCAATTGGCATAGCACCTCTTAAAACCGGAGCAGCGGCTCTTAAAGGTCTTTCTATCGCTTGTCTAATTGCTGGTGTTGGTCCAGTCCTTACCATTTCTGGTGTGAATGCCTTGAATGGATTCCATCCACGATATCCAGTGGCTCCAGATTGAAATGCTTTATTACCTCTTGTTATTTGTAATGCATCATCTCCAAATAAAGTGGTTGGATCAGGAATCTTTCGGAGATACTGTCTCAGTCCACCAAATTTTGCAGTATTCTCATTTGGAACTCTCATATTTCTACCTTTGTTCCACCAATTCATAAATTGGCCAACCATACCACCATTCTGAGCAAATTGAATATTATTGGTGAACTTTGGCTTATTTGCATTGGGCCCACCAAACATTTGATTTAATCCAAGCAAATTATTAGCACCAACAGCTCTTACAGCAGCACGGTTCATTACAACTTCGCCTGGTTGTAACGCTGTCAGTTGAGTATCTGCTCCAGCTCCAGAAATTTTAAGACCAGTGTTTTGATCAATAAGTCCACCAGATGCAATTTGGTTAATATTACTAAATCCTCTAAAAAATTCTGACTTTTGTTCAATGTCTTTTAATTCTTTTTTTATTTCTTCTGGTTTTTTTCCAGTTCTTTTTGCTTCTTTTTCAAGATATCCAGACTCTTTAAGTTGTTTTTCTTTTGATTCTTCTGCTTTACCTTTAAGAACTCCAGCTGCAGTAACACCCAAAGCAGCTGCTGCAACTAATGGGAATCTAAGTCCAAGTTTTGTAATTTCAAAAAGAATAGTTCTTATAAATCCACCAAGAGGAGTCAAAAATAATCCTGCGGTAACAAGTAAAGAAGGCCAAAAATCATTAATAAACTGACCTAACGCCGCAACTTTATTTTTATTTGCGGGGTCTGCTAACCAATTCAATGCATCATTAATTCCTCTACCAAGGAAAGTATAGAATAAGTAATTGTAGATTGAATCAAGTATTCCTCTTACAGGTGCAAACAACTTTTTAGCAGCAGCTACAAGTTTTTTTGAACTTGATTCTAATGATTCTTCTTTCTTTGATCTTCTCTTATTTTCCTCATCTTTTCTATTTTCTTCTGCTTCTTTTTTATCATCTTTACTTTGATCACTTAGATTTTCCGAGATTGATTCGACAATCGCACCAATACTCGCTAATGATTTTACAATAGGAGCAGAACCAACACCTTTTGCAGCAGGCAAAAGTTTCTGTCCTACTCTTCCAACGGACGTTATATTATTGACGTTGATTGTTTTTGCCTTTGGTATAAAACGACCAACCTTTCCTCTTACTCTCTTTCTTTCGTTTGCAAGAATTGCTTGTTCTTCTGCTGGTAAAGTATTTTTTCCCTTAACTTGCGCTTCTTTTAATAATACAAGATATGTCTCATAGTCAAGATCAAAAGTTTCCTCAAGACCAATTAGTCTTAGAATTCTAGCGTCAATAGCTTCTTTAACTAATTGGTCACGCATTTTGTTGCTGCTTAACTCTTTCTTCGTCTAAGTGTTGTTGTAGTAAGGCAACATAGATATCCCTTTCCCAGGGCATCATGTTTTCTATCTCAGTTAATGAATATTTATGGTACTGAATCAAAGAAAAATTAAGTTTGTAATAGGATTCCAGATCCATGTGGACCAGGCCTATGCGAAAAAATTGGACAAACCCTCCAGAACAACTTCGCTCTCGACACCACTGCTTGGATTCTTAACTTTAACCGTATGTGACAATTTGGGCATTGTTTCAAAGAATGTCTCAATCTGTTGGAACTGTGCTGCATTGAATTGATCAAGGAAATCTAAAAGATCTTTCTTAGTCACATCAGCCGAAGTCCAAACTTCATCGCCCTGATAAATCTTATCAATACATGATGCAACGAGATCAAAAGATTGATCCATCAGATTTGCACCAGAAAAATCAAAGTTATTTTTAATAAACTGATCCAATGATGGGTACTTCATCTCCATCATGATTAAATCATCTACTTTGATTCGATTGGAATGATTTTTATTCTTTACAACTTTAATATCGTCTACAGAAATCGTTACAGGAACTGTGATATCTTCATCATCGGGGCAAATTACATTAACTTCAATCTCTTCCCCAACAGACTTGCCACGAATATTAAGGAAAAGATATTCGATATCAAACGTTGGCAGACTTTCAATCTTGATTCCTTTTGAAAGAATACAGTTTTTGATAACTGATTTGATTGCAGTTGTAATCTCCCTCATGTTCTCAGATTCCAATGCAAGAACAAGAAGCTTTTCTTCACGAACTAAAAATGGTCTATATTGAATCGTTTCTCCAGTTGAAGGCAATTCCAACTCATACGTTGGCGTAGAAATCTTTGGTAACGGCATGATGTATTATGATATATGTGAGTATTTATTAGGTCAGTTTAGAAGGATACTTGGATGCTAATTCTGTTTGAACATAATATCTAGAATATGTAAAAGAAATAGTACATTTTAAGAGAGAAGGTTGATCGTATGAAACTGGAATAGAGTTTATATTGATTGGATATGCGTTTACAAATTTATGCGATAAAACATTTTTTTGTGGTTCAACTTGCGGTTTATACTTTCCAGTAGGAGTTGCAGGAGATGATCCCGCATAATCTAGCAATCCAGTATTTTTTTCAAACTTTACAACTTCCAGTGATTGTGTATAGTAATCTTTTGGAAATCTTACTCGACTGATGTAATTTTCATTTTTGATTTTTCCTATTTGATCATTGCCAATAAAAGTAATCCAATTATAAAAAAATTGCAATATTTGATAATCGCTATCAACATAAAAAGTAAAGTCTATTCGATCATCATATGATCTGCGATACGCATGTCTTTCAGTTTGTCCAGTGTAATCGTTATTAATTTCATGAGTTAGTAACGTAGATCCAGGAAGATTAGCTTCAGAACAGAGTAAAAGAAGTTTATCTTTCATCTCAGCAGATCTTGGATCTATTGGTAAATTTGTCTTATTTAACATCCATTTTAACAATCCCCCATCTGGTTTTTTAATATTTACTGGTGGCATATCAAATTGCACCAGAAAAAGATGAGTTAACGCAGGTTTTAAAATAGTTTTTTTTACCTGCGAAATGGCTCTGTGAGGCATTACTAAATAGATTTACTTATATATTATGTATATGGGGAATGGCAGAAAGTATTAAGAGTCGCTATCAACCATCCTATCCCAATAAGTACCAAGGTGATCCCAACAATATCATTTGTAGGAGCAGTTGGGAGAGAGTATTTTGTCGCTGGTGTGATTTGAATGAGAATATTATAGCATGGGGATCTGAAGAAATCAAAATCAAGTATTACGATCCCGTAAGAAAAAGAGTTAGAACTTATTTCCCAGACTTCATTATCAAAGTCAAGGAAAGTACTGGGCAAATTAAAAAATATATCATAGAAATTAAACCAAAGAAACAAACCCAACCACCAAAACCAAAGTCAAGAACGACGAAAGCATATGTCAACGAAGTCTACACTTATGCAACTAATCAAGCAAAGTGGAAGGCTGCAGAAGAATTTTGTAAAGATCACATGATTGAGTTCAAGATTATCACAGAAGAAGAACTCGGAATCAAGTAATGGCATCATCAAGAGTCGAACAATTAAAAAGAAAACTCGACGGTTCTGAAAATGCAGAACTTATCATGATGAATATACTTGAAGTTTTTACAGAATCTGAATTTATTCCCGACGTTGGCAATTATTATACCTTTATATACATACCCAAAACTTCAGATATTACATATGACGAACATCCTTTAGTCGCTGTGACTGCTGTAGAGCGATGGGGATTCAAAGGAATAAATTTTCATTGGGGAATGTCTAGAAATTATACCTGGGAAGAAGTTGTAGGTAAAATGCATTTAATACGAAATAATGAGATTGAATATCTTCGTTCTTTGCGTTATGCCAAATTCGTCACTAAATAGGTAAAAAACCATCTAATGTCTACGCAAACGAAAATAATAAGCTCAGATGGGACTGGTCCAAAGTTAAATGGAACTCAGTTATTTTTTAGGACTCGAACTGAATATACAATAGATAATAATGGAAAAGTAACTAGATCTACAATTTATGCCTATTATACTCCAAAGGGTGGTGGCAGATCAGCAACTGGCGAAATTTGGCAACCTGGAAACGAAACTGGAGATGGATTTCAACACGGTGGTTATACCTTAGCTGCAGCCTCTTCAGATAATGGTAGAACATTTTCATCATTTGCCTACAATCAAGGTGATGCTGACGCTGGAAGAATTCCGTTCGGTAAAAACGTAGGAGATCCAGTTTTAAGTCCTCAAGCAATTGCATCATTAAATAGTCCAAATGGAGTATTAAATCAAGCAATCAATAATTCTGTTATTAACACAGCGGTTAATACTCAGCAAGGACTGGCTGGACAATTATCTGCAAAATTACAAAATACTGGCGGTGGCACTGGAGGAACTGGAGGAACTGGAGGAGGTGGTGGAGGAGGTGATGGTAAAGCAAAACCAATTAGTATAGATATTGATGCAAAAACAGAACAAAAAGAGGGAAGTTATAATCCTTCAGGAGCACAAGCTTGGATTTATCCAACTGGATTGGCAAATAACCAACAAGATTATGTTAGATTTGAAATGCTTGAATATAGTGGACAGACAAAAGTAGGAGAAAGATCATTTAATACAATTCTTGGGAGAGTTTATCTTCCAATTCAACCATCAATTTCAGATATTAATACTGTTGATTGGCAAAATGATACAATCAATCCTTTACAAGCGGTGATGGCAGCAGGATCCTTAGGTGCCATCACAGGTACGAAGGACGCCTTTAAAGATGCGTTTAATAGTATTTTTCCAAAAGGAGATATGCAAAATGCAGAGACAGGTAGGGCAGCGGCATTATGGGCTGCAGGAAAAGCAGTAGGTACTAATATATTTTCAAGATTTGCTGGAGCTGCTGTAAACCCAAACTTAGAACTTCTGTTTAATGGCCCACAATTAAGACCTTTTAATTTTAGTTTTAAATTATCACCAAGAAGTGAAGATGAAGCAAAACAGGTCAAAGGTATTATTCGATTCTTCAAAAAAGGAATGTCAGTAAGAAAATCTTCAACCAAGTTATTTCTTAAAGCACCAAACGTTTTTAGGATTACTTACATTGATGGAAGAACAGGAAACCCCCATACATCAATTAATAGGATTAAAGTTTGTGCATTATCACAATGCTCCGTTGATTATACTCCAGATGGTTCATATGCAACTTTTTATGATACAGCAGCAACAATGACCCAATATGGACTGACGCTACAATTCAATGAACTTGAACCAATCTTTAATGATAATTATGACGAAGATGTGCCAGGTCAATCTACAATCGGTTACTAAAAATGTCAAGACCCTATTTCAGACAAGTTCCTAATTTTGAATACATCAGTCGTAATAAGGACGAACAATATATTTCAAATTATGATAATGTAAAAAATCTTTTCAAAAGAGGAAAGATTCGTGAAGACATCTTTGGTAATCTTTCATTCTTCACAAAGTATCAAGTAGTTGGTGACGAAAGACCAGATAATGTTGCTTATAAGTTTTATAATGAATCTTCATTAGATTGGGTCGTTCTCCTGTCAAACAATATACTCAATATTCAAACTGAGTGGCCAATGACTCAGATTACATTTGATAAGTATCTGTTAGAAAAATATGGTGACTATAATACCTTATATAATGGAGTTCATCACTATGAAACAGAAGAAATTTTAAATGGAAACGGCCTTGTAATCGTACCAAAGGGACTTGAGGTTGATCAAGGATATTCGATCACATATTACGATTCTGGATTAGGACAAGAAGTTACTAAGTCAAATATTGCTTATGAAGTGACAAACTATGATTATGAGAATCAAATTCAAGAAGATAAGAGAAATATCTACGTTCTGAAGCCCATCTATCTGAATACTTTATTCAATGACTTAGAAAACATCATGCCATATAAAAAAGGTGGAGATCAATATGTGAACTCCACCTTGAAGAAGGGCGACAATATCAGATTATTTGAGTAATCACTCGTCAACCAGTTTTTGGAAATACTTCATCGCATCATCTTCATCTTCGTCATCGACAGCTGACAGATTCGGAAGAGAAGGAGATGCCTTGCTCTTCTGATACGATGCTTCCAGTTCTTCCATTACCTTTTCTTCTTTGGAAGGAGTCTGAACATAAGATTCGTACTCTTCCTCTTCATCCAAGCTCTGCATACGTGAAGTGCCTTTCTGACCCAGCACATACTTCAGACGCTTCTCAAGATCGTCATAGGACTTGAACTGATCAACACCAACAACGGCAGTCAGAGAATACTCTTTCTTCCACAGAGTTTCCAGAGCATCATCATCTTCCAGCAAAGGAGCGGGAGATTCAAACTCAGACTTGTCGTAGTTCCAATAACCTTCAACCTTACGAATCTTCAGGCGGAAGTTGGCACCAGACCAGAAATCAAAAGGATTGATCGGCTCTTCATCTTCAAACTCTGGTTGCATTGCATTCAGAATCTTGTCGAAGATCTTCTTACCGAACTTGAACAGAAACACTTTACCTTCGTTCTGAGGATTTGCGGGATCCTTCACAACGTAGATGTTGCTGTAATAGTTCAGTTTGCGCTTCTGCTTACGCACAGTTTCCTTATCTTTCTCGCTACCACTGTTCCACAGTTCACGATTGTGCTCCGACACAGGATCCTTCTGACCCAGAGTGGTCAGGGAGTTCTCGATGTACCAACCACCAGGGCCTTGGAAGGCATGGGAATACATCTTCACCCAGGGGACATCCTCCCCTTCAGCAGCAGGCAGGAAACGGATTACTGCAGAACCAACACCAGTTTTGTCCATTTCTGGTTTCCAGAAACGTTCATCTGCACCACCAGAACCAGTGCTCATTTTCTCGACTTCTTTCACCAGTTTTTCGGTGAGCGAACCAAGTTTAGATTGCTTTTTAAGATTAGCAAAAGACATGTGTACCTCGTATAAATTGGATTTGGCCTTTGTGTACCCCGTTATTCTAATCCTTCAGATCATTTTTGTCAATCTGATCACGCATCACATCAATCAGTTTTGACATGTTGCTAAAAATAACGTTCATATCGACATTTGCGTCCAGACCCATCATCGAAGCAGATTCAGCAATTTTTTGCTTCATTGCTTTTGCTTCAGGATCATCAGACAAACTCATTCTTGTGTAGAGAACTTGTTGTTTGTTCAGTAACTTCTGAAGTACGTCAACATGCTTAATTTTGTCCTCCTTTGTCATTTTGAAGAACTTAAACACGTTATGATACACTTCTTCTTGAAGTTCTGAAATTTCAGACATCTCGGAACGAACAACTTCGGATTCAAAAAAACTCATCGGTCTCCTACAACAATTTCTTTCAAGATTTTACGATAACGGAATACATCGATATTTAGAAAGGGAGAATACTTTTTCATTTTCATACTCACAATCTCCCAAATCGGGTCTTTTAACTTTTTATCAAAGTCTTTCCCGAACAGGAATATTCTATCATAGATCACCAGTGTTTCCAGGCTAATTTTCCCGCTCAGGAATCTTTTAAGGACTACTGGATGACCATTTTTGCAATCGAAGATTTCTTCAAATTTGTTCTCAGAGAACAATTGCTCCGTTTCTTCCTTAAAAACGTAACTTAGCGATTGAATCCTTTTCTGCCATTCTGTATAATTTCGGTCACCTTCACGAATAATGCTTCCGACCCACAAATTAGCAGGATCAGAGGCCATAACAAAATTGCTGACAAAAAAGTCCTCAATTTCCTTGTCAGTTTTATTGCGGGACAGTTTTTCAAACCAGAATCGGTCTTTTCGCTTATAAAAAGACTGGACACTCGCTTTAATTTTTCCACAATACTTCTGGTAATCATAATTAGGTTGAGTAAAGTGATTTTTCAGCGCAATATAGGTTTTGTAGGTATCAAAGGGCATCATTTGAAAAAAGTAATGGGCAAAAATTTTTGCCGGAGTTTTTTTTCGACCAAAAATGGAATCAAAGGTGAATTTTGGTGGCCGTCAAAGTAGGTACTGTGGGATAAACGGCAAGTTATTACGAGTCCATTCTATGAGTTCACGAATAGCATGGTTATTATAGCATACTTCGTCAGAAATAACACCAAAATCGGGTTCAACACGAACTGCTTGTTGAATGTTTGGTATTACTTTACTTAACTCAATATCATTATGATTCATTCCAATAGATTTGACATGAATATCTGCCAGTTCAATATTCTTTATCCTTTCTATTTCAAAATGATCACAAACAAAATCTAAAGTTTCTTTTTTATTGATTAAAAATTCGTTGGTATTGATCCACGAAATATCAGGACACTCGGATATCCACATGATTCTATTAGCCCATAAAAAAATATTTATTTTTTCTATGGTATCAAACTCAATATTTTTTAAACTGGGATGAATATTTTTGCGAAAATATGGATAATAATCACTATCAATATATGTTATTTTTCTATCAGGAAGAATCTTAAAAAGATGTTGTTTTAGTTGGCGGTATAAAAATATTTTTTTACCTTCAGTTTGATATGCATAATTACATAATGCACTAGGTAATTTAATTATTCCACCATTATATTGATCAATATTTTCAAAAAAATCTGCAGAGTCACGAATGACTTGATGACTCCAAGATGGCTCAGAATATGCTTGAGTGATGTCCTTTAAAAGAGAAATTAAAAGAGTAGAACCACAATGAGATGTATGATAAATTTGATTAATCATTTTTTTCGATTACGTTTGTGAATTGTGTCATACAATATCTTCCGAATCCATTATGATAGTTACTATCATCTATTGATATTTCTCTAACTCCATGTGTAAAATATGATGGAAAAATAATGCACATGTTATCCAAACATTCTATTTCATAATTATAATCTGGAAAAAATAATTCTCCGCCAGAAAATTTTTTAGGTTTTTTGTAAAAATATGTGCAAGCAATAGTATCCTCGCAAGGATCACGATGAGGAAGATAATATTCTTTATCTGAATAGTATCTAAGTTTTGTGTGATCATGGTTACAAATTGAAAACTTAAAATGATATGGACTTAGATCTGAGTATATCTTTGAATAGTTAAATAATTTTCGATTTATATTTAAAATATTAGAAAAGTCTCTATTTTCATATACGTAATCTAAAACTATTGCTTTTGCATTAGTATCATATCCGTCTTTATTTTTTGAAGCTCCATATACATCTGGATTCTTAAGTTTTCCTCGTTTATTTAAAAACTCAAGTTCTTCCCAAATTAATTTTAACTCTTCGTTATCATACATATTTTCCACAATTAAGTGTGGAAAGGGTTCTTTCAATGCACGAATATTTTCCATCAGAATACTAATCTAGCCCTCGAACTGCGCTTCAGGAAGTTTAATTGCATTGCTTCATACTTAATCTTTTCCTTAAGTGGTTTTGAGATCAACTTAGGAACGCTTTCCAAATCAATGCTATTTTTCTCGCAGAAATACACGATAGCATCAATATAGTTCATGTTTAAATCACTATGCACAAGACTCTCAATTTCTTGAGCAAATTTTGATTGGCAGAAAAACTTATCTTCGAATACTTTTTCGAGTTCGTTCTGCATAGGATCTAAAAGATTAACGTACATTTATAACAAGAATTTTGATCATCATAATACATAACTTATTATTTGTCAAGACTGGACAACTTATCTGTGACAAATTTTTTAATATATTGAGTTAGAAGACGAATATATTTTTCCTTATCTCGTTCTTCGTAGATTACGCATTCTCCAGTTTCGCAAGTCATAATGATCACGAACTTTTTAACAGATAATCCTGTTAATTCGTGCAGCATACACGCATATGCTGCACACTGAACAAAGTAATGCTCAATCCATTCTTTTGGCTTTGGTTTTTTGGAAGTCTTAAAGTCAATGATAGAAAGTTCTCCATCATGCTCTGCAATACAATCTACAGTACCGGCGATACCAAGATATTTACTGTAAAGAGAACCTTCTAGTGCATAGATATTATTTATACGTTTTAACTCTGATATCGAAATCTGAAACAGCATCTCAGAAATTGGAAGAACGTCTGAGTTGCAGTCCATGTTACGAAGATACTGCTCAATCAGAGTATGAGTATCAGTTCCTCTTGACGTGGCCTTACGTGTGATACGATCCGCTTCTGCATCACCAACTTTCTTTCTCCAAGAAGCAAAAAAGTCTTTGTTAAAGTGACTGATCACAGAAGTAATTGAGACTAACTTAAATGTGTCAGTCTCACCAGGAACAGTATAATATCTTACACCATCAATGGTGTCTCTCTCTAATCTAGGGAGATCAAGTTCTACATGATTAAATGACATTACATTCCCAATTCAGCTTTAGCAACTAAGTATTCTTTACAGAGACCAGATCTTACAATATCTTCCAGTCCGAACTCAATCAGTTCCATCGAAGGCATTTGATGAAGAATTCTCACGAAATCAATAATACCATTCTTCTCATTTGTCTTTACCAAATCACTTTGAGTGGCATCACCACAGAACATGATCTTAGTATTCTCACCAACACGAGTAATTATACTATCAAGTTCATGAAAATTCAAGTTTTGGAATTCATCTACGATGATAACTGCATTATCAAGAGTTGTACCACGAATGAATGATGTACTCCAGAAACTAATTGTTCCTTGATTCTTTAGATTTCCATAGAGCATTTCAAAATCAGTTTCCGTAGGCATCTGGAACATGTATTTCACCATGTTCTTATATGGAATCTGATACAGCGAAGACTTATCTTCATGATCTCCAGGAAGGAAACCAATCTCACGAGTTGCTACCAGTGAGCGAACAATATAGATCTTTTCATAGGAAGATTTTTCATTTAAAACATCCAATAATGCATTGTAGAGTGTAATAAATGTTTTACCCGTGCCTGCTGCACCATAGGCAACAACGTTTTTACCATCTTCGTAAGCATCAAACAAACGTTCCTGATTATCTGTAAGAGGATCAATAGCTCTGATGTAATCGAGATTGATTGGTTTCTTTCTCTTCATCATCTTGTTGCTCATTCCAAAGGGAACTGGACTGGTTCCTATCCCTGCTGATTTTTTTCTTGGCATACTAATTAAAAGGTCTAACTTTTGATCCTGGTGCTTTAGAAGCTTTTCTTAACACGTCATTCCACCCTGGGTTTTTTTGAATGAGCTTATCTGCCCACTCACCCACTTCGCCGGCGGATGCACATCCTTCTGACCAATCCCTCTTCCATTCGGGATTGTCTTTGTACCATTGAGTAATCTCATGAACACTCATTTCGATTTCTTTTTTTTCACCAGTCTCTACATGAATAATTGGATAAGTTGCCATAATCTGAAATAATATATAGTGTTATTTAGATCCACTCTAAGGCTTCTGCCACTGAAGGAAACTGTTCTTTGAAGACTTCTTTACATGCTAATGCAATATCCATGTGTTCTTTTTGGGTTCCATTAGATGAACGAAGATTGATGTAGTGAATCCAAGAACGACATGATCCAGTCATGTAGATGCGTGTGGGCGTCGCTAAAGGCAGTACAAACCTTGCACACTCTTTTGCCACACCATGATCCAGAAGTTCCTTGTAGAGGCGCATAGAGTGTGCAAAATGATCTTGAATCTTACTCTGCAATGTCAGTTTCTCATACTCGGCAATATCATCAATCGAGTTCTGACGGTTCTTGGTGTCTTGACGGCGAAGGTCAGGAACAGGAATGTACTCACTCAGCAAAGAAGAGTCTGCATAACGCTGCGAAAACTCCTGAAATGTAAAAGACCTATGGCGCAAGATCTGAGCTGCGATACCACGAGTCGTTTCAATTTCCAGAGTCATAGTAGATTGCTCAAACACACTCCAATGATTGTGCTTAATACAATAACGTAACAGACCTGCATAGTTTTCATTATCTTGATTTGCTGGATTAGAAACCCTAGCAATATATGCCATTGTTTGTTCTGCATCAGGAGTAATGCTAATAAGTTTTACTGTCATTTAATCAATCCGGGTAACCATCATCGTCTTCAAACACCTCATCATAATCAGAAAGTGCTGCTGTAATTTTATCATACTCTAAGTAACTCTGAGTATCTGAATAAACTTCAGACTTCAAAGAGTCAACGAGCAACTCAAGATTGTGAATAATTAATTTAAGTTTATCTTTATCCATAATTTTTACTGAAATAATTTACCAATAGTTTTTCTAAAATTTTTGTATGGGCACTGACTCCCGGTTGAATCATGTGTTAGATGTAATTGTGCGTAATCTAAATTATTCATTTTATCCTCAGAAATATAATTAATTTTTGATGAAAAAGTTTTTCTATAGAAAGGAATAATTAATACAAGTGGTTCATTTTTTGGAACAATTTGTTTTTCTACATCGATATTTTTTATCTCCATTTTTGTTTCAATTTTGTAATTCCACTCAAAAAACCAAGGAATAATCAATGGAGTAAAATCAGTATGCATAATTGCTGTAGATGAAGTAAATGATTTATTCCTATGCCACCATGGATGTGTAATTAAACAAGAAACTCCTGGATCTGTTTTAATTATCCATGGAGTAAATATTTTTCCAAAGTGTCCATAGATAGGTTTATTTGGCATGGTATGATATTGCCGATTTAAATGTGGAAGATATAGAGTTTTATCATAATAATTTTCCATCCAGTTTACATATAGATTTCCATCTTCTTGTTCTCTAAAAATAAAATCAGCCCAAGAAGGAATAATATATCCAGTGTTTAAAAATTCTTGAATACCTAAACATTTTTTAACATTTGCTTTACTATTGTCTGCTAATATTTCATAAATGTTTTGTGGATTTACGTCATATTTAAGTTTTTTATTATCTAAAGGTAATCTTGAAAACCAATCGGGAAAACATTTTGAAGCTGCAACTGGTTCTGGAATTCTATTTTTATATTTTTCATTGCAATAAAAATTGATTTTTAAAGTCATATGCAAAAATATTTTTATACATCATAGCACAAAAAAAGGAGGGAATCAACCCCTCCCGATGTCATCTGGCAACCACTAGATGAACTAGTTTGGCTTGGTGACGACGATCTTCTTTTTGTTTTTTCTCTTTAATGAGTTGAAGGAAGTTAAGTTTTTTCATTTTACCCTCTCCATGGAAAGTTTGTTTCCATTTTTATCTACCCAGAACATTGTTCCACGGTAGATTTCTACATGTGGTTCAATCTTAAATGTTTGATTTGGGCGTTCTTTGGTATCATACTCGACACCACGATATACGACTTTGGACATTGGATTTGCTCCTTTACTTTTGGTAAATTTGCGTTCCTTCAGTTTCCTTACTTCCGTTCGCTATTTGCGAATAGCGAATGAACGTATAATATATTAGATACTTTTTTTGTAACTTTTGATACTAATTAATCTCTTGTCCGCCAGTCGGTCTCATCATCATCACGCTTGAACCAATCATGTAAATCATTAGGACTCTCAAAACCACGGCGGCCAAAACGTTCGTGGCCCATTCCACCAATGTCTAGTGTGTTGAGAAAATCATCCATCGCATCCATATCAGGATTCTCTGCTTTCCTTCTTGCTTGACGAAGTATAGTCGCAGCAGAACGATTTGCTTTGGCAAGTTTCTCTGCCCAAATTATATCTTCCAAACTCACTTCCTCGTGTAGAACAATCTTTTTGCAAATTGCTTCAAGGCGGAGGCGATATTGGGTAGATAGCATACATGTTCTCCTTTATTGTATTCTTGATTCTAAATCATTAACTCGATTAAATTCTTCGTAAGCTCGTTCAGATCTTTCGGATAAAATATCAGATAAATCTTGAAGTATTACTTCATTATTAACCTGCTCATTTAGATAATTATCAATTGCCTCTTTTAAGTAGCGTTTACGATGCCACTCAGGAGAATATGGTTTATAGTGTGACATGAAAAAAGTTCATTATGATCCGATTATACTGTATATATTTGAATCTGTCAACGTTCAATGTAACTTAGTGTATGATTCTGAGCATGGAGTTGCTGAATAATTATATCACATCCAATCTTAGGATCGCAATCTCCGCAAGTATAAACATCTGCTGCTGCCTTACCTTCTTCGGGCCAGGTATGAATACTAATATGACTTTCCGACAACAAACAAACAACAGTGACTCCTTGTGGTTCAAACTTTTTTGAAATTGTTTGAACCACAGTGGCTCCACTTGCCGCTGCAGCATTTTCTAATAGATCTATAAGGCATTGCTCATCATCCAATAAGACAAACGAACACCCATACAAATTTAAAAGATAATGCTTACCCATCTTCGTCCAGTTGCTTAAGTAAATCACTCACAAGAGTTTCTGTTCCATCCATAGTTTTAATTTCAAAGAGACTTGATCTTTGATAACGTTTAATTCTTTTATACACTTTTAAAACTTCTTGGAGTTTACTCTTATCAATTGAAACTTCAATCTTCTCTTCACTAAACCCTGCACTCATTTTTTATTTTTCTCCTTATTAGATTGCCAAAGTCTTGGATTCACTCTTCCATCTGTCCATTTTATATTTTTCAAACCCTCACGATATTTATCCCAATACATATCAAAGATTTCAACTTGTTTGTTGCAAATTACAATATCGTAAAAGGTTTCTTCATCAGAGATATAAGTAACGATATAAGAATTTAAAGGTAGTGCCTTATCTTTCGCTACCGATTTTTCACATTTCTGATAAAGAACATAACACATCAGGAGCGTCCCCCCCAAGTAATATCTGGATAGGCTTCTTTAACAACATCAAGACTAATTTTATACTTATCCGTAAGTCGCTTATCTTTTACCAGACACAAGATCTCAGCTTCATTTGGATACAGACCTTCTAAAATTTGAATGAAGATAGTCTCTCTACGAATCGTAGGAAGACTGTCGTTGCCACCTTTTACAAAGTTATAGAAGTGCTTGAACTCACGTCTTAGAGAAGAGTGATCAGTTCCCAGTGGGTTTTCATTTGCTTTGAATGGAACTTCACCAGGGGGAAGAACCGAAATAATTGATTCGTCAAAGTTCCAGATGAGTAACGATTTCAGTGCGTCGTTCTCATGCTCTTTCAGAATTTCAACTTTTTTTGCATTCGTTTTTTGTTTTGCAACGAGATCTAAAATCTCATGCATAAACGGATTGGGTGGAAGTTTGGTGTCGGTTTCAGCCGCCGCCTTCGTCGTCTTCGTCGTCGTAGTCATAATCGTTTTCAAATCTCACTGCTAAAATTTCATCGGGAATGATGTTTCCATTTGAGTCAAACATCTCTGGGTGAGTATACACTGGCGAAGTTTGATAAAAATGTTCTTTGGCCATCCATCCTATTACACCACCAACAAAAAAGAACATTATTGAAACTAATGTGCCGATGGTAAGTGCTACTGCTAACATTTTAGTTCTCCAGAGAGTTATTTTTTCCTAATGTCGAAGTGAAATTCGATGAAGAAATGATACTCTTGGCGGAACAAAGAGATCATTTTACCAAACTTCACTTGAAAAGTTTTTGGTTTTGATTCTCTCCTCCGTCTATTGCGTAGTAGTAATTCAACTCCCCGATTTATTTCGGGTTCGTTTCTATTTAGTTTCCTTTTTGCGTCGCCCACGCCTCTTGTCATGATTGTACTTCCGCGCATCTTCTAAGATGCCATAAAGATATTCTTTTATTTTTCGTGCCATTGGTTTGGGAATATGCCCATAGGCTTCACGAAGTTGTTTGTGCTCTTGATCAGATCCACCTTCAAGATAAGATTCTAATTCCAATACAAGTTCATTAAGTTGATTGGCAGTGGAACTTTCAATAAACATTTCAACTTCAACTTTTTTAGTTCCACGAATCTTGAGATAGTCATAGAACTTCATTACAAACTGACCATTGAAAGCATAGTCAATAGCCTTTTCTACGTCAGAATAAATTTCTTGAAGATTGTTTTCCATCAAACTAAATTTTGTTCTTTTAAATATTTAACCGTATCGGTACATCCACCAATATGCTGATCGTCTACAATCACTTGCGGGAAAGTAGAACCCTCTCCAAACTCCGCATAGAATTCTTCACGAGTAAAATCAGTATTCAGTTTATAGACAACGTATTGCAACTCAGCCAATTGTAACACTTGCTGCACCTTTGTGCAATAGGGACAACCATCTTTTGAATAAACTGTAAATTTCATATGTAAAAATAAACTGAAAGTTATTTAGAGAAAATAAAAGGAGGGTTTCCCCTCCTAGTATATCACAGAGCATTGCCTCGGGGCAACACTTCTTCTGGGAATACAAAGTTCTCATGGGGTTGATCTACTGGAGCCATCCACGCTCTAAGTCCCTCATTAAGGAGGATGTTCTTTGTATAGAACGTTTCAAACTCTGGATCTTCTGCCGCTCTAACTTCCTGAGATACAAAGTCGTAGGCACGTAAGTTAAGAGCAAGACCGATGATGCCAATAGAAGAAGTCCAGAGGCCCATAACTGGAACAAAAAGCATAAAAAAGTGCAACCAACGTTTATTGCTGAAAGCAATACCAAAGATCTGAGACCAGAATCTGTTAGCCGTAACCATAGAATAAGTCTCTTCCTCTTGAGTCGGTTCAAAACCTTTGAATGTATTTGATGCATCACCATCTTCATAAAGTGTATTTTCTACGGTAGCACCATGAATTGCACAGAGCAGTGCTCCTCCCAGTATACCAGCAACTCCCATCATGTGGAAGGGGTTGAGTGTCCAGTTGTGGAAACCCTGAAGAAACAGAAGGAACCTGAAGATAGCAGCAACACCAAATGACGGCGCAAAGAACCAACTGGATTGTCCCAGTGGATACAACAGGAACACAGATACAAATACTGCGATAGGACCAGAGAATGCGATTGCATTATAAGGACGAATGCCTACAAGACGAGCAATCTCAAACTGACGAAGCATAAATCCGATCAGACTAAAGGCCCCGTGGAGTGCCACAAAAGTCCAGAGTCCCCCAAGTTGACACCATCTGACAAAATCCCCTTGAGCCTCAGGACCCCAAAGTAGAAGAAGAGAATGACCCATAGAATCTGCAGGCGTTGACACAGCAGCCGTAAGGAAATTAGCCCCTTCAAGATAACTAGACGCCAACCCGTGGGTGTACCAGCTTGTAACAAACGTTGTGCCAGTAAGCCAGCCACCAAGGGCAAGATAAGCAGTGGGAAAAAGTAGTAGTCCAGACCAACCCACAAATACAAAGCGATCTCGTTTAAGCCAGTCATCCAAGACATCGAACCATCCTC